GGTGAGTGTGAGGTAGTCCAAATTTTCATAAAGAATGAACTTTCCATCCTGAACATTCGAGGTGTTGTCGTAATCGAATATGGTTACGAAATTACCCTGAAGTGTTTTATCGACAGCATTCACGTTACTCCCTTGTCTCTGGATGACAAAGTATAATTCTTTGATTGGATTTGTAAAATCCAACTTGAACTTCCCTTCGTTGATACCGGCACCAACTTCAAAAACATCTTGTTGGAGTTGTGTGATCAAATAATCAGTGGGTGTATTCTCGAGTTTAATTCGTTCGATCGAATCCAAAAAAACAATTTCAGTACAAAGTGTAAACTCTTTTAGTTTGAGCGTTTCCTCTAAAGTGACATAGGACCCATCGGCTTTGAGTACCACGTCTTGGGCTGGTCTCAACTTAAATTCAACTTCAACTTCTTGTTTATTGATGGCACAAAGGGGTACTGCAAGTTCTGGATGTTTATAGAAATAAAAGGGAAGATCAACAAAGAAACTCTCATCGGAGTTAAGTCCGAGTGTATCATGAATGACAATACCAGAGTTACCGCCGCCACTCTCGATGACTTCACCGACGCGTCTATCAGATGTTCTGAGTGGATACTTACCGATAAGTTGTTCCAGTGCTTTCTGTTTCGTCTGGGTAACGTTCTGTTCTGAATAAATTTGAAGATAGTCACTCGTGAGTCGTTGAATCACTTTACCACCGATGATGAGATCTACATGTTCTATGAGCGCATGCGCGACAGACTCTATGTACATCGTAGCACTTGTTTCGATAATCTCTGGAAGTTTCATCTTGACACTGAGTGTCTTGAGAAGGTCACCTTGATTTTGGGGAATCTTGAATCGTATACTCTTTCCAAAGTCAGCCTCGTTCTCGGGATCTATATCCACAAACTCCGTGGAAAAGTTTGAATGTTTTTTGAAACTTTCCACAAAATAACTGTAGTCTGGATCGACCGTGAAGAATTTCTCTTGAGGCCCAGAGGCCGAGAGTTGGACTTGTCCAGCCATTACTACTATATCTATCTAAAATTTTAATCCAGCTAAACCACTCTCGATCCTAAGTACGTTATAATTTACAGCGTATACACGTGTATCGTTTTCAAATGCAGCATTTATAGGATTGATCTCAATTGTAAAAAGTTTATGGGATATACGACTCATATTCACTTGACCAGTAGGATAGTGCATATCGGGTTTGAGAGAAAAGGAATACATACCAAACTTTGAAGGACCCAAACGACGAGACGAACCATTAATCGGTTCAGGTGAAAACTCGAGCGCTAATGGTACATTTATGTGGTGTTTAAGTGCTTGTTCATAGGTGAGAAAGAGACCATCACGACTGAATACAACTTCATTATTGAAACGAAGTTCGGCACTCATAATTTCATTGTAATAATTTGGTATGTTATTCAGTACTGCCAGTTTTGAATGAGACACGAAGAAAAGTTCCTTCACTGGGTGTTGAAAGTTGAGCATCACAGATTTTTTGTTTTCACCAGGTTTCATTACGAACTTTGCCATCTGCACCTGTGTGATGACATAGTCAAGGGGTCTGGACATGATGTATCCCCTCTCTTCGGGTGTGACATACACAAACTCCGTGTCGAGTGAAAACTTATTGATCGAAGCTGTCACATCAGATATACCTTCTGCGTCGGCTGCACCGATATTACGTACGAGCTGACTGAGAGGTCTCGTCTTAATTCGTACTTCGACGAGTTGTTTTGTAAGCGCACATGTGGGTATAGCGAGGGATGGATTCCTATAAAAATAGAATGGGAGATCCAGGAAGTATGTGTATTCACCTGCATAACTTAAATAATTTCCATGACCATTCAGGAAGTATAACGTCTGTTCAATGTCATCGTTCGTATTATTAAGTTGTTGGTACATGTAAATATATTCGCCTGTGATTCTCTCGATGGGTTGCCCACCGATGAGGAGCTCCGCATACTCTATGAGGTTTGTAATCACGGATGGTGACCAAACCATATCATTTTCACCGTCGTCATTTGGTTGTGGGTCGGTTAGGGTTACCTTGAGGGTCATATTTCTCACGAGATCACCCTTATCACCAGGGATTCTACACTCGAGTATTTGCCCAAAGTCGATGTCCCCATTGAATTGACTTTCAACGGTATCAAATGAGAACTTTGTATGTTTTTTAAAATTCATCAGGAAGTATGAAAATTGTGGATCACCTGTAATCCATTCGTCTTGGACACCTGTGGCAGCAATCCTCAGACGGCCAGCCATTTCCTACTCTATATGAGTAAAATTATGCTAAATAAAACGAGACACTATACTAGAATGAATCTTCAGTTGAAGAAGTTCAAACCTGAAGGTATTGCGGATGATAAGGTCATCGTATTTATCGGTAAGCGTAATACAGGTAAATCGACCTTGGTGAAAGATATCATGTTCCATAAGAAACATCTTCCAGCTGGTATAGTTCTTTCAGGAACAGAAGAAGGAAATCATTTCTACTCAGAGTTTATTCCCGATCTATTCGTGTATGGTGATTACGATAAAGATGCTATTGAGAGAGTCATGGCGAGACAACGTAAATTAGTGGGTGCTGGTAAAACAAATTGTGGCGCTTTCATGCTTTTAGATGATTGTATGTACGACAATAAGTTTCTCAAAGATCCGTGTATTCGACAATGTTTTATGAATGGTAGGCACTGGAAGATTTTCTTCATGTTGACGATGCAATACTGTATGGATTTACCTCCAGCACTTCGAGCCAATGTTGATTATGTTTTCCTTCTCAGGGAGAATATCCTCCAGAATAGAGAAAAGTTATATAAATCATTCTTTGGAATTTTCCCGAGTTTCGATATGTTCAATAAGGTGATGGATGCGTGTACAGAAAACTATGAATGTCTCGTGTTGGATAATACGGTAAAGTCCAATAAGATTCAAGATTGTGTATTCTGGTACAAAGCAACGGTCAGGAAAAACTTCAGGGTGGGTGGTCCGGATCTTTGGAAACTGCATAACAAGATGTACAATCCTAAGCACATGGATCAAAAGATACAGGATCCAAATAAGGCGTCGAAAAAAACTGCCCTCACAATCACCAAGAGGAAATAATTGCGTCCAAGAGTGTCACCAAAAACATGTGACTATACTAAATGGCCACCGGTCAAGTACATACCATGAACCTATCCGATGACGGGGAGGGAATGGTACCCCTTCATGACAACCCTTCCACGTCTTTTATGCAAAATGGAGGTGAAAAAAATATAAGTCAAAGTAAAGAGACGACGATGGATTCTACCCCCATTAACGATATTATGATGGACCCCCCAATGATGAACGACGAACCCAGGATGCAGGGTATGATGCCCCAAATGACGGCTCCTCAGCCTCAAGCGGCCTATCCCTCCCCTCAGGCGCCTCCCCAGCCCGAAAAGAAGAACCCACTCAACTTGACTGATGAGCAACTGACTGCCCTCGTTGTCGCGGTTTGCGCTGCCGCCGCTGTGAGTAAGCCCATCCAGGACCGTCTTGCGACTTCTATCCCCAAGTTCCTTAACGAACAAGGGGGTAGGAGTGTTGTTGGTCTTGCGGCCACTGGTGCCGTGGCTGCTATCATCTTCTATATTACCAAGGATTACATCGTCAAGCCCTGATTTTCCCAACCCATATTACTGTAGATGGAAGTATCTATGCCCATAAAATAGGTCGCGAGGGCACCAGCTGTAAATGTCCCCACTAGCAAGGCACTCATTTTAAGTTTCTTGCTATTGTCAACAGTTGAATCCTCGATCGCCTCTTTGGTATCACTAAACACCTTGTTTAGGATAAATGTGAGTACAAAAGCAATCAATGTGGACGCCATGAAAAATACACGATCCACTGCGAGTCGTGGAATGCTACTCACCATGAGACGAAGCATATTAGGAATGACGATGGTCATCCAAGTAATATTCAAGAGGTAATTCGATGTCAGGGTTGGAATCGCAGTCATGACATATATACCCACCCAGTACGCAATAGCCGTGAGTAGAACACTCACAGGTGTTTTCATTTAATGTATAATGAGATTATTTGTCCTGAACATGCTCACCACAGAACTCCGTCTTAATGGGAATTTTTTCATAGATACCAAGTCCCACACATATGTCTCGAAGTTCTATGTAATTTTCCCAAAACGCATCAGAGTGGCTATATTCATCCACTGTGCAGTGTGCCAACTCATGAATTAGGACATGGAAAATTTCATTCACTTTACCATCTAAACACACGACAATCTCACCACCTTTGTTTGTGTTGTACCCCACCGTACCGTTCATACGTAAGATACCAGTGATTGGGATACATCTTTTCAACATGGGAAACGTGTCACCCAAGTTTTCCCTGAGGATACGATACTTTTCCTTGACTTCTATGAGTCGCTGGGGTTCTCGAGTCTTGTGAAGTACTAAGAGGTTTATCACGAAAAGTATGAGGAATGCTATCATCTGTTATAGACAAATATAAATTTACTATAGAGTTCTGAAATTGGATTTCCTGTCAGACCCTCCCATAGTTGTAAGCTAAATCCTAAATCTTCTAGTTGTGTCACGAGGTGATCTTTATATGCGATTGGTTCAGCCTTCGGCCCCTCTGCGTAGTAGGGTGTATCGGTGAGATGTACAAACAACTTCTCCCCGAACCCACCGTTTCCATACTCCTTCATTTTGAAAAAGTTGCCCATATCATCAATCAAAGGTGTCTTGAATATAATCTTTTCCGAGTCTGGTATGATACCAATAAGATACCCACCGGGTTTCATGCGCTTCTTGATCTCTCGAGTGGAACTCATAAAGAGGGACTTTGAAGCAAATATATAATGAAGTGAAAAGTTGAAACACATTATATCAAACTTTCTATTCGGACAATTGTGAATATCACCCTCGTAAAAATTAACACGCATGTTCATATTCTTCGCCCGTGACTTAGCCTCCACAAGCGCTGTGGGTTCTGGGTCACACATGTTTATATTGACCCCACACTTGTACCATTTTTGAAGATCCCCACCAAACCCACAACCTACATCGAGAATGTGCTGTCCCTTTTGGGATACAGACTGGATAAGATTTCTCTTGGCCTCGTTATGATTCTTACGAATCTCTTCCATAGTCCTTATGTTCCTCATGTTTTTAACTCACTTAGGCACTTAAAGTTTTGACGCTTCAAACATATATAATGTCTCTTGAAACCGACTATACCACCGTTCCCGGACAAGTCTTCGCGTGTATCTCTATCATTGGACCCGAATGTCCACAAAAGAATGATAAATTTGGTGTCAAGCTCCGCGGT